GCTTTTGAGCGTAAGCAACTTCTCTAAACTTTTCTTCTTCTCTAAAAATCATGTAAGCAGACTGAACTGCTGGACTACGGTAAATATCATCAGTCTGACGGCTCATGCCCTCAAATAAACCATCTCTGTACTTGCGATAGTTTGCAGCAAGACCATATGTAAGATCTAGATCTGTAATAATTGTTTCTTTAGGCTTATGGTTTTCAACTAAGCTTCGGTAACTTGGAATTTTTATTTTTCCACTTGGATGTTCAAAATCATTATTTTTATCCATGCGGTTAACAATTTGCCTGTGATCCTTTACCCATCCATTTATAAATGGTCGGAACACTTCAAGCAACTCTGTATTAAAGTTACCTTTATCTCCATGAAAAGCTACAAAAAGATCTGCAAACGTATCAGTAATAAACTCTCTTGCTTTTTCAACATCTGAAAGTCCATCGTACTTTTGGAAATGAGTTGAAGATTCAAGAAATCTTTTTACGTCTCCAACTTTTTTATTACTAATTTGCCAAACAGAATTTGCATCTGCTCTAACAAAACCAATTCCTTTTAAGAATTGATCAATAGCATTTTCAAGATCTTGTGCTGTTTCCAAACCATTGTTTGCAATAAACAATCTGGCAGGGTCAGCCTCTGGCACATACTTGCCACCAAAGTTAAAACCTTTTTGAGAAAAACGAGTAATAAAGTTATTAAACATAACTGTGTATACTTCAGCATCTGCCATATCTTGCACTGATTTAATATCGTATTTACCAGTTGCAATCATGTCCATTTCTTCTAAGGACTTATCAGCATTGCTTTTTGAAATTATGTAGTTTTCTCCACGAAGCCCTTGCCTGTTCATTGTTGCATCAAGAATTCTTAGAGCACTTGAGTCAGATAAGGCTTTTGGATTATACATAGCAAGATCTTGAAGATATTTAATTTGTGTTGGAGTAAGGTTTTCTCCATACTTAGTAGCTGCAGCTAATGCAAATACTTCTAAACGTGCTGCATGTTCAGCATCAAATTCACTATCAAATCTTTGACGAGTCTGATCTTTTTTATCAAAGATCTCGTCACGTTGTCCTTGAGAAATAGCACGTGGTGCACCAACTGGTTTGCCAGTTAATTTACCAGCAGCAATCTGTAAAAGATTTTTAATTGGACCAGTTGCTTCTTTGCTGCCAGTGTAAGCAGTAAAAATATTGCCATACCTTTGAGCGCGACCAAACTCTCTAAGCTCTCTAAAGTTTGCAGTTAATCCAAAAAAGAAACCTTCGTCAATTGCAGTTCTAATTCCAAGTTGTGGAAATAGTGTTAGCACACTCCAGTTATCAATTAACTCTCCAGTAACTTTATGATTATAAGCACCACCAATAATTCTTGCAGCGGTTTCAGCAGTAAGCTTTTCACCCTTACCTAAACTTAATTGTGCTTGAGCAACAAACTCAGATATGCCTCGGTAATCAAGAGCACCAATTTGATCTTTCATTTGGCTTGGCTGTAACGGACCTCTAATGTCAGTTGATCTATCTGCAGCTAAGCCCCAAGCATCTGGAGCTTCTATTTTATCTTTAACTCCAAAAGTAATTGCATCACCATAATGCCAATCAAGTTGAGTTTTCATAAATTGCTTGCCACCAGGTAAGCCAGCCATACCAGTGCTACGTAGAATTAACTCATCAATATTTCTTTTTAATGTAATTCTTTCCTGCTGAGTTGCAGTTCTAAAATGTTCAGTAAATAAATGAGCAAGTGTTTTATCTTTAAAAGCTAAGTTAGCTTGTTGCCGAACAATATCAAGAGTATCTACAACTCTATCGTCTGTAACAAATACACCCTTAAATCCAGGATGCAAAGAAAATTGATAAACAAAAGCTTTTCTTGCTTTATCAACAAGACTGCCACCATCTTGTTGAATTACTTTTTCAACTTCAGAAAGATTTCCTCGGTCTAAATCATCAAGAAGTTTTTGAGTGGCAGTTTCATCTAGCTCGTCCCACTTTGGCTTTCCAATAAAAAAGTCTCTAATTGATTCTTTTGAACGTAAAGTAAGTTCTCTCCACGGTCTAGCTACTGCAGCAGTTTCTTTTGAAAATGCAACACCAGAAACTCTACCCGAAATTAACTTTGCAAAATTTTCTGGACTTTCATCAGTAAATTGATTCTTAAATGTATCAAAATCAACTACACCTTTTTGTGCCCAAAAATCAATTTCTTGATCTGTACCGTGTCGTTTATAACGACCAGAAATTTCTTGTTTAAGTTGACCAGCTTTAACGGCATCTTTTGCTTCTATTGCCTTTTGGTATTCACCAATCTTTTCGCCATATCCACTAAAGTATCTAACAACATCAGGATCAGCAAAATGCTCAACAATGTCTCTGTTACCATTTTTAATTGCTTTAGTTAATCTAGCGACTTTACCAAAGTTATTTACTCCAGCAGTTACATATGTTAATGGATCACCAAAAATTTGAAACGCAAAATCAACAGATCCAGATATTGCCTTAAACGTCCAGTCTGGATGTTCTTCTGCGGTAGGGTCAAATGTTTTATTAACCCAACGTGCTACTGCACGACCAGGAGATAAACGTGTTCGATCAAACTCATCCATAACAGATGTCATTTTATCTTGATCGTTAAATATCGTGCTTACAGCTTCAAGCATTGCACCATCGTTAGGACCCCAAGCATCAATAATTTCGCCAGGAGTTTTTCCAGCAAGTAAATGCATGGCAACAAAGCTTAATTCTCTTCCATGCTTGCTAACTAATTTTTCTGCTTCTCTGTCATCGTAACTAAAGTCTCCATCAAAGGAAGCTTCAAAGTTAGAACGAGTCCAAAAGTTTTCTCTGTTAACTGCAGTCTCTTGAAGCATGGTGTACGGAGCATTGTAAAGTCTTGTGTATTGCTCAGCAGCAGCAAATATAAATCTAAAAGGAGATTTAAATACATCTCCAACACTTAAGCCGTTATCTAATCCAAGTAACTTTCTTTTTGCTGGATCTTCAACAAGCATATTTTGATTTGGTTTATTAGCGTAATCAACCTTGTAGTATCCTTCAAGAGTTGCTTGCCATTCTGGATCTAACTTTTTAAAAGCTTCTGCAGCTTTTTTGTTATCCATAGCCATAAGTTTTTCGTGAGTACTTTTAACTGTTGACCAGGTTTCAATTAAGTTGCGTTCTTCACGAGTAAGATTTGTTCTGGCTCCAGCAGCAAAAAGTCCTGGGCTAACCTCAGCAACACTTGGCTTTAAAGATCGTTTTACTGCAACACTTGGATCGTTATTAGCAGATTGTCCAAATGGACTTAGTTGTGCAAATCGAGTATCAGCAGAAAACTTATTTTGTTCCTGTTCAAACCCTCCAGGCTGTACAGTCACTAGACAATACCTCTAGCATTTAAATCTTGTAAAATCATTTCAACTTGACCAGTTGGATCATTTTCTGCAAGACGATTTAGTATTTGAGTTGGACTAAAATTACGAGCTGGAAGGTTAAGGGCTTCAGGACCTGCACCTGCGCCTAATGGATTACCAGCAGTAACTGGCTCATTAGGGCGTTCAGTTGGAGCAAACATTCCAGTAACTGGAGGAGCAGCTGGCACTGGTTGTGCCTTAGCCATTGGAGCAGAAGACATTAATTCTTGAGTAGCCTTGCGATCGCCATAAACATTTGGATCGCTATTAACCATGTCAGTGCGTTGAGATAAAGCACCAGGACCTGATACGGGCTTAGCTTGAGATTTAGTACGAACTGGTCGCTTACCACCTTGCTGTGCCATAACTAATCCTCTTCTTCTTCCTCAGTAAAATCATTTTCTAATGCATGTTGAATTAATCCAGTTACATGCCATATTGGTGACTTATCATCAAATATTGTGCTTGCCCAATACTGACCATCACCATCAAAAAACTCTGCAGTAACAAAATAGGTAGTACAAAAAGCACCATCTTGATGAAATGTATGTCCATACTCATCAAGTAAATCTTTTAACTTACTTCTAAATAAAGTTAATCGTTCTTCGTCCGTCATGCTCCGCCACCCAGACGGGCTAGAATACTAGCAACATCTGGTGGTGGTCCTGCTGGCTGACCTTCAGGTCCTGCTGGTGCAGGTTGAGGTGGGGCACCTTGTTGCATTCCTTCAGGAGCCATAGGTTCTTCAGGTTCAACTGGAACTTCTTCGGCTTCTTCTTTCTTAAAGATTTCCATAACGGCATCTTCAATAGAAGTGCCCTTCTTTTTCATATCAATTACCGTAGCAATCTTTTCAATGATATCTGAAGGGTCAGCTCCATTAGCTGCCATTTGTGGAATAGCTTGAGTCAGTGCTCCGATAGATCCAGAAAGAGCATCTCGCATTCGCTCAATGTCAATGCGATCTTTTTCAAGACCAACATTCATGCTCCAAGGTAGTTCGCTCATTACAAACTCACGAGATAACAATCCAGCCTGCAAAGCTTGTAGCGAAAAGATAAGAGCACGAGATGGATCAAGTCCAGCCATAACACCATAGCGAACTTGAATGCTGTAGTCACTCTTAATATCTTTAGATGGCTTGTAGCTAATTTCGTATGGTGCACCTTGGTAAATACCAGCCATACTCTTATCTTCGTCAAATAAAGTCTGATCAATGTGAAAACATAGTTCCATAACTTTTTGGAAAGTTTCAGCAAGAATTTGCTGACCAGCTTTTATCTGCGAATCAAAGCCACCAAGAAGTGCTTGAACTCCAGAACCTGTAATAATAGACGCATCAATGTTACCTGATCTTCCCTCTGGGTAGCGAGCACCCATACGCATTTCTGCTTCAAGCATTTGTTGTTCTGTAAATGCACCACTAGGCAACTCAAGAGCTACACGACGTACACCAGCAGGATTGTTTGTGCGGATAACCGAGTCAGGACCAAACGCAAATTCAGATACATCGTTAGGTAAAACCAATGGAGCTTGTACAGATTTTTCTGCAGCTTCCATAGCCAACATGCTAAAACGAGCACGAGCAATTTGTGCCCATAGCACGTCATCAAACTGACCACGTGGGTCATCTAAGTCAAGTCCTGGACGACGAGCAACTACAACAGAAAGCATTCCAATTGGATTCTTAGCTTTGCGAAGAACCAAGTTACCACGTTGAGGTAAGAAAAGAACTACCTGATCAGCGTCTTCATAGCGCATTAGTTCCATGTTGGTGTCATAGTCAGTCATGTCACGACCAAGACTTCCAACAATTACGTTTTCGTATTCAGGAAAATCAACAATTAATTCACGAATAGTTTTAATATACTTCTTTGTAAAAGATACACAACGACCAAAACGATCAAACTCTGGGTAAGAACCCATTGGATTCTCAATGCGGATGTGTGGCATCTTGGCATCAAAGTTAGCGTCAACAAAGATTGGCAAGAAACCATAGGTTAAGTACCAGTCAGCACCTGT